ACGCCAACTGCTAATGGTATAAATTCTCCACAATCGATTATAAAAGCTTCTACGCCAACTGCTAATATTATAGCTTCTACGCCAACTGCTAATGGTATAGGTTCTCCACAATCGATTATAAAAGCTTCTACGCCAACTGCTAATATTATAGCTTCTACACCAACTGCTAATGGTATAGGTTCTCCACAATCGGTTATAAAAGCTTCTACACCAACTGCTAATATTATAGCTTCTACACCAACTGCTAATGGTATAGGTTCTCCACAATCGGTTATAAAAGCTTCTACACCAACTGCTAATGTTATAGCTTCTCAACAACCGGTTACAAACACTTCTTCTTCTTCTTTACAACCTGACCCCCCGTTAAATAATTGGAATGTTCTAAGTGATAAAGTTAATAAGATAGCTGCTACACTTTTTGAAAAAAATGCTTACATACTAAATAGTTTTACCAAATTACGCAACGGTAATTTTAATACTATAGAACAAGGTGTAAAATTGATAATGCATATATTACTTGTAGTCGGATCAACTAAAAGTAAACCCGGATTAGAAGGGGGAGCTCCAACAAAAACTACAGAATCTAATTTATTAGAATATGTTAAAAGAGCTGGTGAAAATGCAATATTAGTATTAACAAAAGATATAACAATATCAAAGACGGATGCTGAACACGAAATTACGAATTTAATACTAATACAGACATTTTTATCTAAGAACCTAGATAATAAAGTTAATTTTTATGTATTAGAAGTTTTTTATGGTATTATATACGGAACATTATTAAGTTATGATCTTAGATTAAAGGAAGAAAACAAATATATTGTAGAACGTGTTGAAAATATTAACCAGGTATATAGTATAATTAATGATATTATATACGATCAAACTTATAGAACTTTAAAGCAATTATATAATAAAAAATACCCGGGATATCGTAATATATTTAGAATTGATTCTTTATATAATGATGTATTCACAAGATCCGAAATTAATATTCCTAAAAAAAGTGTTTTTATTGAAGAGAAAGAATATAGGTTAAGAGATTTAGTAATATTAAAAATTAATAATGGTGCTGTTAATATTAAAGACTTTCAAAGGCTTTTAAAAAATATGTATAACAAAAATGACTATCAAGTATTGTATGAATACTTACATGAATTAACTAATATTTATAATTTATATAGTGACATAGTTGTATTAACGGTTGCTAATTATAATACTGGTGTAAAAAAAGAGAATTTAAAAGGTAAAATAGAAAAATTACAAGAAATTAATACAGATAAATTACAAGAAATGTTGGGCGCAACAGGCAATGTCAACCTATCTACAGTAAGGAAGACACTAGATAGCTTATTAAACGACGATGCCACACAAGACAACCTATCTACATTAGAGAGTACATTAACTGACTTAAAAGCAAAAACAACAGAAAGACTAAATAAGCCTACCCCAAGTGAATCTAGTGATGGTCCTGGTGCTGGTGCTGGTGCTGGTAGTAACGATAATGATCTAGTTAAAGTAATAACTTCAATACTAGATCTAGATTCAGTAGATACTACATCAACACCTGCCAAAAACGAAACCGATAAATTTTCAGGATTGTTTAACGCATATATAAACAAAACTAAAAAAATGGGAGGAACAAATATAACACCTATACCAATACACGTACCAGTTTCACATGGTATAGATGCAGATGCAGATGCAGATATAAAAAAAAATGAAAGTGTGTGTCATAGTTCAATAGAAGCTATGTCTACAATAAATTTAAAAGTTGGTGGAGATTATGAACAAATTAAAATAAAAAAAGAAGAACTAAAAGCAAAACTAGAAAATCCAACAGTTGATGATGATATAACAGAATCGGTAACAGATAATGCTAAAAGAAAATTAAATAAAGTGAAAAATAATATAAAACAATTTTTTAATACTACAGAAAACGTAGAAGCAGACATTCCAAAAGTTTTAGATGAAGAATACTTAAATGAGTTAAAAACGTTTAATATTAATGATGTTAAAACACAGTCTTATAAAGAATTACGTAAAAACTTATATCGTATTAAAAACAATGAATATTTTGAAGATATTAAAATAACAAATGAAGATATTTATACATTTATAGCAACAACTTATGTTTTACGTGTAATTTCGCTATATATAACGATGTGGTTTATTCAAATAGAAATAGTTAAAGATGTGGAAAGTGTTATAGTAGCATATATTCTAACATACATTTTATTATTTATTCTAATATATACTTTTGTTAATCTAAGTGATAATCAATTAGATACTAGTAAAAGTTTTTTATATTATTTTTATAGTAGAGTTAATTTTAGTTATACGAGATTTATAGTGCATTTAGGATTATTATTATTATTAATAATAATCCCATTTGTTATTCGCACAATTGATAAAGAATCAGCTTCTTATAAACATATTTCAGATACTGAAAAGAGATATCTATACACTTTCATAACAAATATGTCAACAATTGTTTGGGTTATATTATCAATAATCGCATTCTTTTTCAAATGATTTTTTCTGTTAAATCTATAAATGTTGAACCGTAATAAAATATTTAAAACTGTAAGAGATACTACAAATTCCTTAAATGTTTCAACAGGTAAAAAAATGGATAATTTTTATACAGAACTAATGACTTATGAAGATATGGTTCAAAAAAGATATGATAAAATAAAAGATATATTAAATTCCATAAGATATCATCATAATAAAATACAAAATTTAGATAGAAATTATACAAATGCTATATTTGGTGGTGGAAAAACGGATTTAGCAAAATTAATGAAAGATATTGATAGTGCTATTGATAGTATTGATATTTTATTTGATAAAAATGGAATTCTTAATACGTTTGGTACACGTACACTAATTGATAAAAAAATCACCGAGCTTTCAACAGAAATTGCTGATTTGACCGATAATAGTAAAATACAAAAAAAACAGGTTACTGAAAATAATAAAGTATTTTTTCAAACAGCAAATGATGAACTGACTGAAATTAAAAAAGAATTTGATGAAAATAAAAGATATATTAATAGTTTGATTGAAACAATAAAAAAAATTGAAGATCCTGTAAATCAATATATATTAGATAAAAAATTATCAAAAGATTTTCGTCAAGGTATTAAAGAAGGTATTCGTTCGTTAAGTAAATTAATAGATGATGCTAGTAAAGATGATCTTCAAAAATTTAATACATACAAAAATAATATTACTAGCGGTTTAGCTTATGCTAAAGCAGAAGAAGACCTTGCAAAAAAGCTTGAAAAAGATCCTAATGCTTCTGACGATTTAAAAATATTACAACAATTTAAAAAAGATAAAAATAGCTTACAATTTATTTTTAATAGTGGAACAACAGGGTATTTAAAAGGAAGTGGATCAAATCAAATTCAATTTGATTATAGTTATGATCATAGCAAAAAACATAAATATCATAAATTAAATTTTAAAAGTACTGATTATATAAAAATTATATTTGTTAGAATACAAGCTAGTAAAAATAATTATAGTCCTAGTAGAGAGTATTTTTTAGAATTAAATACAATAAATACAATAAATGACCAAAAAGAATTACGCAGTAATGTGTCCAGTATATATACTAAATTACAAGGCTATGCTAAAAAGGCTAAAGATGCTAAAGAGGATAAAAAAGATAGAAAGGAAGACGAAGACTCTGCGTTTAATCCAATGCAAATATTAAAATATTTAGCAGATAATAAAATTTTTTCTGAAGATTTATTAAATCATTTAGAATCATCACTAGAAAGTAAAACAATAAAAGATGCCATCATAGATGGCAAAGAAACGATAACACAAGAAATCACCGCAAGTATAAAAAACGATCTTGCAATATTTGAAAAAAAAATAGAAGGAGGAGTAAACGGAAAAGAAGAACAAGCAAAAAAAGCAGAAAAAGAAAGCCTAACAAAAAACGTAAATAAAACTAATGAAATATTAAAAAAAATAAGAAAACAAATTGAAGAAGATTATGATAAAGAACATAGTTCAACTAATAAACCCCAAGATCCTAAACCAAACCAAAATGATCTTGTAAAATCAGCTAAAACAATGTTTGGTGCTGATACACAACAAGAAGACGAAGATAATAAAATAACAAATAGTATAATTTCAAGTATAATTGAAAATTATGAAAAAGAAAGATCTTCTGTTAATACAATTGAAGACAAAATAAAGTTAGATACGAAGTTCGTAGATATATTAGATAATTTAGGTTTAAACTTATCCGATATTTTTAAAATTAACTTTGAAGATAAACTTGCATTTATCTTTTTTATTTTAATTTTACATATTGTTGTATATTCCATAGTAGAAAGTTTAATAATGAATGATTATTTAACAGATATAGTATATATTATGGCAGTCTATGTTGGTGTATATTTCCTAATAATGTTTATTTTAATATTGATCCTAAACAAATATGTAAATTATAGAATGAAAAGTGCTTTAAATTATTTGAATACTGATTTTAATATGCAATTAATAACAATGCATTTATTTATAGTATTTATGTTTTATATAATAGTATTAATTTTATCACAACATATTGATATATTTGTAGCCAAAGAAGAAGACGATAAATTGCAAATACTTTATAGAATTGAAGTAATTTCAAGTATAATATTTATATTTTCAGGAGTATTCGTTATGCTTTTATAACCTTACATAAAATGTAAATTATATTTGTAGTTAAAACTACAATAGAATTACTAATATTAATATTAATGTTAGGATCTTCAGCTAAATATATATCATTATCAACATAATAAAAATTATATATTTTGTTATTTGAATAGATCTTAATATCACTTTGTTCTTTATTATCATTATTTAAAATTATAATTTTATAATGATTTTCATCTATTTTACGATAACTATAAATACTATAATTTTTAGTATTTTGTATATTCTCTAATTTAATATTAACGCTATTATCAACTGGTATATTTTCAACATCATTAATAGTATGATAAATAATATCATTCTCGTTCTTTTTATAAAAATGAAAAAGATTATCATTAATCCACAAAGGGATTATAGGATTATTATTTTTAATAAATATCTTATATGGTAATAATCTAGAAACATTATTAAAAGTATATTGAAAATCCGTTTTAGTAGATTGAATTAATAATGTTTTATAATGATATGTAGGTTGTGTATAAGTATCTTCAAAATCATAGGGTATTGCTACAACAGGCGTATTTCTTTCAGTTTCTAATGTTTCTAAAACAGATTCTAAATTATTATCTTTATTAACTAATTCTAATACGGTTGTTAGTATAAGTTTTTTATTTTCTTTATTAAGTGCGTTTAGATTACTAAGGTTTAAAGAATTAGAAGCAGTTCTAATATATTTATTAACATCATCAGTATGTAATTCAATACCAAGTTTATCTTTAATGTATTTTTTACAAGGTTCTATAAGATTATTCATTATCTAAATATAATGTATTTAATATTTTTATTAAAATTAACGCACTATGATAATGATAATGTTATAATACCTACAATAATACTAAAGATCCCGAATATTTTATAAATATTAATATTAATTTTGTAAAAGTAAGCGAAAGCAATAGTAAGTATTGATATTTCTAAAGCAACAAATGCTCTAACATAACTAGGATTTTCAGCATAATTGACAGCATTTAGTAGTAATGTATAACTAGCAAAGTTCATAATAGCTAATAAAATTATACCGTATATATTGTTAGGTTTAAGAACTGAAATATTAGTAAAATAATGCATATAAATCAAAGATATTAAAGCAATTATTCCTGAAAATAAAAATAAATATCCAGCAACAACAAAGCAATTATTACTATTAGTTAAATTTTTCATAATAAAAAAACCAAAAACATTTATGAATGTTACACATAATATAAATTTAACCCATAATGTCATTTATTATATTTTAACAAAGTAAAAATGAGTTTTTGTAGTCCTTTAGCAAAAGATCAAAAACAATGTTTTGATATGAAAGATTTATCAATTTTTATAGAAATTTATAATAAATATTTTAAAATTAAAATTAAAAAACCAACATATAGAGCAATTAATGATAAACTAAAAAATACGGTAGGAGATAAAAAACATTATCTTTGGTTTGATTACTTGTGTCAATATTCTACTTTTGATGAATGCTTTAAATTAAATAATATATCAGATTCTCGATTATTACCTAAGAAACCCGCAGAATGGTATAAAAATAAAACAGCTTGGTTATCTAATTTCGATATAGAAGATGTTTTAACTCATTATCATAAATGTAAAAAATATAATTACGAATTTATAGGTGTATTTACAGTTGATTTTGCAGTTAAAGAAACGAATGGTAAATGTAAATATTATGATAATAAATGCACACCAAATATTCGTGATAATATTAAAAATAATAAAAAATATTTAGGTATAGTTACTAATTTAGATACTTTCGATCAAGGTGGTAGTCATTGGACAAGTATTTTTATTGTAATAGATCCTACATTACCATCATATGGAATATATTATTATGATAGTGGTGGAAATGGAATACCTAAATTAATAATGTTATACATAAATGAAGTTAAAAAACAATTAAAAGAATTATATCCAACAAAACAATGTAAAATAAGAGTAAATAAAAAGCAATTTCAAAAAACTTCAACAGAATGTGGAATGTTTGCTATAACATATCAAATAAGATGGTTATCTAAATTGTTTAAAAATAAAAATACTAAAGAACAAGATGTTCTTGATAATACAATAATGACTGATAAAATAATGATTGAAAATAGAGATAAAATATTTTCACCACGATTGCTGTAATAATAGAACGTTATATAACAATCTTAAAATTGAATATGGAAAAATGATATATAAAAAAAGAAATATAATAGAAATAAATGCGTGTTTTAGATAAGTTTAATAAATTCATAGATAAATATGCAATAAAACAAAAAGGACAATCTTACACGCATATTAGTATTGGTAATCCTAAAGTTTCTTATAATATTCCTGATGACAAATATAAAAAGTTTATAAGTCTTTATAGTCAGGTAGTTGCTAAAGAGATACCATTACACTTTGTAGAAAAACCATTAAATCCTAGTTTATTACGAGTAGATCTTGATTTTAGATTTACTCCTATTTTTCATACAAATGGTGTAGTTTCTTTGGATCGTAATAAATATTTTACAAAATCTCATATTGAAAATATTGTTTTTTCATATTTTCAAATTATTTACGATTTAATAGATGTTGCAGATGGTATTCATTGCACTGTAATGTTGAAAGAAGCACCTATGCATATTAAAGATGATACTAAAGATTTTGTAAAAGATGGCATTCATCTAATTTTTAATGATTTTATAATAGATCATAAAATCCAACATTTTATAAGAACTAAAATATTAGAAAAAGCTAACCTAATTTTTTCAGGTATTTTTGCTAATAATGATTATGATGATATTGTTGATAAAACTATAATAGATTCAAACTGTTGGCAAATGTTTAAGAGTTCTAAATTAAATCAAAAACCATATGATATTCATTATATTTATTCATATGAACATACAGATTTAATTGAAATAGAATATTCTACTACAGATAATGAAGATGATGATGATAATGAAAGCACCACAGATGAATTAGATCAAGTAAAAGCAAATGTTAAGTTATTTTCTATGCGTCAAATTGAATATGTTGAAAGACCAATTAAAGAAGCGCATCAAAAAGAAATTAATGAATATATTACGCAATTATTTCCAAATAAAGAAAAAGTGCGTAAATATGTTGATAATATGTTTTTAACTGATATTCGCAATACATTAAATAATAAAGTAGATGATGAAAAAATTGAATTGGTTAAAAACATTGTAAATATTTGTTTGAATCCAAGTAGAGCTGATGATTATACATTATGGATACAACTTGGAATGGTTTTAAGAAATATTGATATGCGTTTATTAGAATTATGGGATGATTTTTCAAAAAATAGCACAAAGTATAAATCACGAGAATGTATGAAGAAATGGAATAGTATGAAAGATGATAACTTAGGCTTAGGGACTTTGATTTATTGGGCTAAACAAGATAATCCTGAAAAATATACTGAAATTATTAATAATTCTTTGTTTAAATATACTGAACAAGCTATTGAAAGTCTTACACATTATGATGTAGCATTGTTAATTTATAAAAAATTTAATGATGAATTTAAGTTTATAGCAAGAGATGTTTGGTATATGTATAGTAAAGAAGAACATCGGTATGTTACGATGATGGAAGGTATTGATCTATCTACTAAAATATCTACTGATATTGTTGAATGTATTAAATCTAGATCAAAAGAATGGACTATTCAGGCTATGAATCCTGAATTAGATCAAGATATTAGACAAAGATGGTTGAAAAAAGCTGAAAAAGCAGAAAAACTAATTAATAATTGTAGATTATCACCTTTTAAGAAGAATGTTATTAATGAATGTAAAACTTTCTTTCAAGCAAGATCTTTTGAATATGATCTAAATGAAAAAGGTAATTTAATAGGTTTTAAAAATGGTGTTTTTGATATTACAAAAGGTATTGAATTTAAGAATGATATAACTGATATTGGTTTTCGTGAAGGCAGTCCAGCTGATTGTATTCGGTTTAGCACTAATTGTAATTATAAACCTTATGATAAAAACGATCCTATTGTTGCTGAAATTAATGATTTCTTATCTAAAGTTCTACCTGATAAAAAAGTTCGGGAGTATTTAATGATACAATTTGCTTTAGCTTTAGATGGAAACTTTAGACAGGAAAGATTCTTTATTTTAGCAGGTAAGGCTGGTAGTGGTAGTAATGGTAAATCAACATTAATCAATTTAGTTGAAAAATCATTTGGCGATTATTTCTATACTATGAATGTATCGTATATTACTCAAAACCGTAGTGGGTCTAGTAATGCTACACCTGATATTTATAAATCTAAAGGCGTTCGTATGGTCGTAATGGCTGAACCAAATGAAAATGATAAACTGAATGTTGGTAAATTGAAAGAAATGACTGGTAATGATACTATGACTTGTCGTGGATTATATAAAGATCAAATGGAGTTTAAACCACAATTTTCAGTATTCTTAACTTGTAATTATGTTCCTGAAGTTAATTCTAATGATGAAGGAACTTGGCGACGTATTAGATTAATTGAATTTACTTCAAGATTCGCTGATAATCCAGATCCAAATAAACCAAATGAATATCTAATTGATCGCGATATGCCAAATAAAATTAATAAATGGAAAGAAACCTTCATTTCAATGTTATTACATATTCGTATTCATTTAGATGTAACTAATATTCACGAACCAAAAATAATTAACGATGCTACTAAAAGATTCTACGCTGAACAAGATTTGATTGCTCAATTTATTTCAGATAAAATTGAAGAAACTGATGATAATGATGATAAATTATTGATCGAACATATCTTTCCACATTATAAAAATTGGTTTAGATCAAATACTATTTCAACAAAACAACCATTATCTAGATCTCAATTACAAATACAATTAGGAAGAACTGAAATATTTACTCGTAATAAAATAGCTGAAGGTAAATGGATTAATATAAGAATTAAAGAAGTATAAAAATGAATATATCATTATTAATAAATAATGGCATCTATAATACCTTTAATGTTAAATAATCTTTCTGAAATGTTAGAAGATCGCAATGATTTTCCTATTGATACTTTAAAGAATATTACAACTGACGAATTTTATGGTAATGAACCTGTTATAGTATATTCTACAAATATTTGTGTTATTATAGCTTTAAATCAAGAATCTAAAAAAAATGTTATAGCTAAACTTAAACCTGATAAAAAAGTTAATAAAACAACAGAAGAAATTGATGTTTTTAAAGAATTTGTTTTAGAACATAATAAATATATTAATTATATTGCTGTTTTTGATGAATTAACTACTGCTGATAATAAGTTACTTGTTACTTTTGATAAAACTTTAAATAAAATTGATGGTCTATTGTCTGTATTTATGTTTTCAGATTTACATTTTAATCCTACAAGACATCATTTAGTTGATAAGCATACTAAACTTACTAAAGATGAAATTAAAGATCTTATGACACATTACAATATTAAATTTAAAACTCAATTACCTATCATATTGAAAAGTGATCCTATTTCAAAATGGTTAGGTATTCGCCCTGGTGATATTGTTAAGATTGATCGTTATAATCCTAATAGCGGTCTAACATATTATTATCGTGCGTGCGTATAAACATTATTTGTTATTTTTATTATTATGAATTACTATGATGATTTAGAAAAAGGTTATGATAAAACTATTTTAATTTCTAATTTAGTTAGGAATGCTTTAGTTGATAAACAATTATGCGAATTATCTAAAATGTTTATGCGAGATCGTATATCTATTTATATTTTACGTTTAACTGATAACAAATTTTATGTAGGTAAAACTCATAATATTTTTATTAGATATAAACAACATTTAAATGGTAATGGATCTTTTTGGACTAAAAAATATAAACCACTTTATATAGATGAATTAATTGAAGATTGCGATGATTATGATGAAGATAAAATGGTTAAAATATATATGAATAAATACGGCATAGATAATGTTAGAGGTGGAACTTATATTCAAGAAAAATTATCAAATAATGCTAAAAGGTTTATAACAAGTGAATTAAGAATGGCAAATAACCTATGTTTATGTTGTGGTGCTAATGATCATTTTGCTAAAACTTGTATTTATAAAAGTTTATATACCTATTTCATTACCAAAATTAAAAACTTATTCTTATAATAAAAATGGGGTGTGATACATTATTTGAAATTAATACACGTATATTTGACGAATTTTTTAGAAATGATAATGATTTAAGTAATTTATATGATTTTTTGGTTGTTAATAATAATGAATTTTGTATTGATAATATTACTACTGCTTTTCTTCAAAATAGCAGTTCAGGTGCACTAAATGCAAATGCTTTTTTTGAAGGTTCTCCTGCAACAGATTATAATTGTAATTTAGAATCAGGATTTGCAACTTTTAGTAATATTGTTAAAGATACCGCAAATAATGAATATAATTTAGAATTATATAGTGCAAACACTAATCATTATATACCACAATTTAGTACAACTATAATTCAATATATAACAGACGCTAAAAAACTTAAAATGAAAAAAATATTCAATATATATCAAATATATGATTATCTTGTTAATAATCCGGATACAATAGCAACAAATAATTTGTCTGGATTACCTCAGTTATATGATTATTTTGATGCCATACAAATTGATACTGCAAATACAGAATGTCCTATTTCTGGTTTAAATCATAAAAATTATATTGAAGATGAATTAAGAGGTAAATTAACACCATCAATTGTATATGTATGTAGAGGAATATATTTAGTTTTATTATATAAACATATTGCAGATGTATATTTAACTTATTATAAAATCTGTGATGATTTAACTGATCCTTCTAATAGTTGTGGCGAACTTACTAAAACTAATATTAAAACAGTTTTAAAGCAATTTAGTGCAGTAACAAACAAAATTAAAGAGTTTTCTGGTTATTACTTAAATGTAGTCTATGATAGTGGTATTCCGGCTTTAACAATATATACTGAAGGTGCAGCAGTTATAAGTTTTTTTGAATTATTAGAAACAAATAAGCATACTATTTATAATAAAACTAAACGTAAATATATTACTATTAAAAATAATATTAGTATATCAAGTGATAAAAGTAATTATCCTTTAACAGCAGCTAATATTGAAGGAACTATAGATAGTAATTTTGCCGATAATGATAAATGTGTAATTTTATCAAAAAACATTGAATATTCATCACAAGTATATAACGACTCACTAAATACTTTAAGTAAGACAAATGAAACATTTAATAAAAATAAATCAGAGTATCAAAAAAGTATTGGTAATTATAATGCTATTCAAGGTTCGTTCAATAATATTGATTATATTTATTATTTAACTATTATTATTGTGATAATATCATTAATAGCTATTGTAGCTACAAATTCAGAACAATCTAGAAAAACTAGAGTATTTATTATTTTAGTAATAGTTCTTTTAACATATGGTATGATCTTTTCCTTTATTGAAGTTGCTAAAAGATTTACTGAAAACTTTTCTACAACTACTGATATTATCAGTGAAAAAACAATAATTAATAATAATTTTGATATGTATTTAAGAATAATCTATATGGAATCGTCTAATTATGGTATGACACGTTTATATGATACATTAACAGATGCTAGTAATAAAGAAGCACAAAATGTTAGAAATAATAATAAAGTATTAGAATCTTCAACTAATCGCAATGATGCTACAACAAATGCAGAATGGCATAGATTATTCCAAAGAACTTTATTTATTCATACAACTTTCTTGTTTTTAATATTAGTTTTAACCTATTTATGGTTATCAACTATAATGCCTGATATGAATATTTATTTATTATTTATAACAATAATTGCTTCTATGATACTGATATTTTACTATTTTAGGAATCTTCATAGGGTTGTAAGAACTGAATATAAACACAGGTATTGGACAAAGATGAGTGTATAAAATTAATTTATATATTAAATATTAGAAAATACCTTACAGATTTGAGAACGGAATATTCTTATTGAAAATAAAATAGCTAATAATATTAAATTACTAGTCACAACTGATTTACAACCAGCTAAAAGTTTATAAAAGAAAATCGTGATGTTATAACTCTAGTGTTAGGTAATAATATTGAAACAACTAGTATAATATTATTTGTAATTATTTTAGCAATATATTTTTATAATATTAATTTAATAATAAGAACAAAAGCAGATAATAAATATCAGAATAATCAAATGGTTATGAAATAAATTTATAACATCATCATTATAGTTTTTTGTAAAAGAAATACTACTTGAAGGTAAATGTTTCAATTTTATTTCTATATTAGAACCGTATATTAATATTCCAGAAAAACAACAAGAACTTAGTAGTGATACTAATGGGTTAAACAAATATGTAGAACAAGATACTACAGGTAGTAGTTATATTTTTAAACTGATTTATTAAAAATATTATTTGGAACAATTACGGTAGATGAAATATTTATAGTTTATCAAGATGCTAGACAATATTGTGCAATAACGAGTAGTTTAGTAAGAAGAGTAGCTTAGCACTATTAAAATTAATATTATTTCATTATATTGTAAATCTATATTTTTTTAGTTTTATTAATATCATTTCTTGTTATTTTTTCTTTATTTTGATTCGTAATTATAGATTTACTAATATTTCTTAAACTAGAATAACTGTTTAAGATATCTGTATTATTTATAGTTTAATTTAGGGATTTTATTAGTATTATTAACCGTACTATCTAATAATTTAGTATTTAATAATGTAACTAATCCATCAAGATTATCTGGTTTTGGTGTAAGATCTGTACCTTTTTAAAAATATAATTGAAGATTGTTTCCAGTATCATCATATTTTGAACATACTTCAATAACAGAGTACTTGTAGTATAATTTAAAGTTGCTATTAATTTAGTATTTAAATTTTCATAATTTCCAAACTTTCATCAAATCCTGAAAAGCATTTAAAGTCCCTCTAACTTTTCCAGAATCTAGTTGATCCATTTATTATTTTTTAGAGTTTTTTAATTTTACTTCATAGTCATTCTATGATTCCAATATTTATTATCGTGTTTTGTTCTAGTCATTAAATTAATATTATAGAAGTAGATTGATAATATAACAATGAATAGGATTATAAATATAATACTAGTAGTTGTCAGATCTTCTAAATTTGTTTGAATTATAAAACATACAATACATATAGTAGTGAATAATATTAAAAACTTAACTAATTCTTTACTTTTAATAGCATTTATAAATTCATCGTTTAATACAACTTCTAAATTATTAACTTTTGAGTTACTAGATTTTGCAAATCCATCGTATTTATTTTTTTCTTTTTTTAAAGATTCTTTATATTCTTTATCAAAATTTGTTAATTTTAATAAATCTTTTTGTATATCAGAAGAGATTATTGCCAATGTAGTATCTTGTAATGTTTTAGCTGCAAAGTCTTCAGTAATATTAATAGTCAAATTTGTATAAATAATATAATAAAGCAATAAAAATGTTATAACCATTATAGAATATTGAGTTTTTAAAGATGCTTTATGATTATTTATATATATAATACATAAACATATTATAATTAATACTACTATAGTAACATATAAAAATATATTATTATATAAATTACTTTTTACTATATTATTTAATTCATTATTTTTTGTTTTATATTTATCAACGTTATCTTTATAAATAACATCAGAAGCTTTAATTTCTTCTTTAAACATATTTACTTGTTTTGCATCTGTATCTGTGCTAGATGACACAATACTGGTTTTTATAACATTTGGTATTTTATGTAGCTTTGTTTCTATTTTATCTAATTTTACAGCTTTATCATAATCATCTAATATTTTTTTTAATTCGGTTTTAATATTTGTTAATTGTGTATCTATCAATCCAGGTGTAAAATCAGCTGTGTCAAAATCACCTGAAAATTTATATATTTTATTTGAATCTTCAGCTAATGCTGTTGTGAAAGCTGTAGCTGTTGATAATTTTGAATGTAATTCTCGAATTTTTGTAATATGATTAGCAATATTAGCAAGTGTGGAATCTTGAAGTAATCTTGATAATATTGAATTATAAGTGAATGATCCAGAATCAAAAGAATTACTTGGATTGTAAGTTTGATTAGTATTATTGCTTTTATCAAGATATAAATAATGGTCGGTATTTTCTCCATTCTCTATATCTAAAGTTGCTTGATTTGTTAAAGCTACTGAATCTGATAAAGATGTATAATTTGCATTTCTAGCAGCTGTTCTAACATTTTCACTTGTAGAACTAGGTTTATACATAGCAATAATAGCTGCTTTTGTAGAAGAATGTAGATCAATACTAGTAAGCCCAGTAGTTACTCTATCATCGGTTGTACTACCAATAGACCATAAATATTTAGCATAATATAATGCTTTAACTGTTGGTGCACTTAAAGTAACAGTCGTTGTAAAACTACTAATAGCAGAATCCGCCGCTGCTTTTGCTGCTACATCATCTGCATATGTTGAATCAGTAAGTCCAGAAGTATCCACAGTAATAGCATTATTAACTATAATTATATCATCTATAGTTGCTGACGTATCAGCATTTTTAAAAGTTTTTATATCTGATATAATTACTTGTTGCATAACTTTTAAAGGAGTATCACAAATGACTAAAGAAATATTATGAATACTTGAATTATATTCAGCAAAATTTAAGTTTCTATTCTCTGTTGAGTCATTACCATATAAATTTAATAAACACTGAATAAGTGTTTTAATATTTATACAATCATCGCTATTTATATTTTCAATAATTTTAGTGTATTTAGATGTAGTTTTATAAAATCTTTCAAAAATATCTATTAATACATTTTCAATTAGTCTTTTAGCAGGACTAGCATCAAAACCTGTTCCAAAACCAGAAGCACCATTTAATTTACCTATTGCTGTATGAGCATCTCCACCACGTCGGAAACTATTATATTCAAAATAAGTAAGTTGTGTTGAACAATAATTTTGATTATAATCAACTAATGCCATCCAATAATAATAATATAAACAATTAACTAAAGGCTCAAACTTATCAAATTTATTGTTATTAATAAAGTGTAAAAGGTCTAACATTTTTCCTATTTTTAATGTATCTATTCTAGAAGTTATTCCTTTTTCTACAATTGTTTCATTTTCTTTTAATTTTGCAATAACTGTAGTTCTTAATTCACTGTTTTTAGCACTGAGATGTGTGTCTTTAATATATTTTAATGTTTTGTATCTTACAAAAAAATCGTAATAATCATTGTCTACTATTGTTGTATCTTCAGTTTGATAATTAATATTTTTAAATTGTTCTAAATTATATAATTTATCATTACCAGTTGTGTAATATATAAAACCATTTTCATCAGAATCTATATCAGTAGATAACTTTGCATTATTTATTTTAGTTCCACTAGCAATAGTTACTGTTCTAACAGCGTTAATTATAACAGCGTCTTTATGAGTACCATCTTGAGGTATTTTAAGAATGGCGGTTGCATCATCAACAGCGTCATATTTAGGTATTAATCCATTTGCACCTGTATTAAGTGTTACTGTATCACCACTACTGGTAAAAAACCAAACATTCGCATTATCATCAACCATACCTACTTTTGCCTCTTTAGTAGGTTTAGCATAAACGTTTTCGATAAGATACGGTTCTAAGATATTATCATTTATAATATCCAAGTACTTATTAATAGTATCATCCAAATTTAAGGAACTCATTATTTTATTTTACAATATAATTTATTTCTTAAACATTAATCTTTGTCCAGTATTATTGTTATATTCACTTCTTATAACTCTATGATTGTTTGTATTATACTATAATACTATTATAATGTTGTAAATAATCAATTAACCCATTTTGAAACTACATTTAATCCTAAAAACAATGAAGTTTATACTGAAACATAAACAACATTAGAAATAATTTTATAACAAATTTATTAGAGATATATTGACATATTAGTAGTAATTCAAGTATAAATATTTTAGGATATAATTTAGAAACTTTTGATAGTATAATAGTATATATACACCTAATATTAAAGATATGTATGATTTAATATCATTTACAGATGCAAATGAGTTTAAAAATCAGTTATTAGTTGAAACAATTAACTATTTTGTAAAACTCAGCTAGTAATAATTTATTTAAAAGATCAGTATTAGGCATTGCAAGTATAAAGGATATAATTGAATTATGGGATAGTATAACTGAAACATTTTGTGGATTTACTAGTAGGGACGATACATATTTACAGCAAATTATAAATTTACATTCAAAAATAGATCAAATGATATAAAAGAATCATTAAAAAAAGAAAAGAATAAATACGATGGATTTGCAAAATCAAGTAATTCTAAGCTTAATAGTTTAGAATTAGTATTAAACGATGAGTTTATCAATGCTATTAAAAGCAAAGAATTAGTTAAGTTTTTAATATTATTTACTGCTATTTGTATAATTAGTTATATTGTTTATACAAATACCGAAGATCCTACAACAACCAGTATAATATTTATAATATTATTTGTAATTATTTTAATGATCTATTTTTATAATATCAATCTAATGACAAGAACAAAAGCTGATAATAAATATTGGAATCATAGAATGGTTATGAAATAAAATAAAATTAAAATAATAAATGCCAATAACTAGTGGTAATGTTGAAAAGGCTTTAAATGATTTTCGTGCTTTAATGAAACCTTGTTTTATTGATTCAGCTAGTTTTGATAATACCGAATTTAATCTTGGTAGTGGAATACAAATACCACCTGGTGCAAATAACATTACAACAACAGTTAGACTAACTGCAGAGACTTCTATATGTGATTCTAATGAACCAGATAAAATTAATGCGATTACCTATACTAGTATTAAAATTAATGGTACTTCTCTAGATACAACTTATATACCTTATGCTAAATATACACTGCAAAATATAACAATAGCGGTTGGTAGTGATCTTAATGTAAG